GTTTCCCAGTCACGATCGGGCACGGCGGCCCCTTTGCTGGATAGCTTGGGGGTAGTAAAGCATACTTACTTGAAGCAATTCAAGAATGGGGCACAGGAAAAGGCAGCGATGCTGGCAGTCAGGCCGCAATAGCGAAAGAAATAGGCGTATCAAAAGCTGCAGTCACTGGATGGGTGACAGGTAAGACCAAACGCCTTGACGCAGAGTATTTCTATAAACTCTGCAAGATTACCGGCTACTCAGCAGCCTACATCCTCTATGACAAGTCGCCGAAAAAATCAGATGACTTTGTACGCGACAATCAGCACGAAGACCTATCCGAAGACGAGTTAACGTTAGTGACACGATTTCGCAAAATGTCGAAGTACCAGAAGAAGAGGTTTATTAGCGAATCAAGATATAGGCGTATGATCAGTCATACTGGAGAAAAGCAACGTCGAATCGACATACAGCGCGAAATGTCCGCTGATGAGATCAGAGATAGCTGGGTTTCAGATGTTACGGTTGGTGAGCTGATTCAGGTTTTGCGAGAGAACAAGTAACTGATTGTAGTATCTATTTTCGAGTTATATCGGAAGCTATCTTCATAACATCAAATGAACCCCAACATTCTGTAGCTAGCTCGACACCGCTTGGCGGGAAACCCGCTTGGATGATTTTCTTGCCGCGAGTCTGAATAAACTGTACAGCAGGTACAAAATCCGCATCTGAAGTGGCCAGTACAGCTGCGTCATAGCTATCTTGCATTCCCAATTGCAAAAGATCTGTGACGAGGTAAGTATCAACCCCCTTTTCAACAGTACGAGAAAGCGGTGCACCGCAGTTTGGATTCGCGCAGTGTGTAATTTCTTGATGACAGTCTTGGCACCTGGGCGCACCTCGGGGCCGGCGCTCGCGTGCCTGAACGTTAATGCCTGGCTGCCTATCTAGCCACGTAGTGGCCCACTTCTTGTATCTCTTGCCCTCTTTGGTCTTGGGGTTGTACGAAGTATATATGTAGCACCCGGAATAGCTATAACTATCTGTTTTTATTGATAAAACTCCACATGCCTCAATAACTAGCTGCTGCCCAAGGACCTTGAAGTCAATGCTAACTCGTTCATCCGAGGTGTTGTTTTTCTTAGCCATACTATCGTTGAGCGATAGTTGGAAGTTCCAGTAATCTATAAATACTGCAATCTTCATGGTATTTCTTTGTCCAAGGTTGTACTGGGTCTATTGACCCCAATAAAGTTTTCTGGTATACGGTAAACGGTTCAGAATTGTAGCCCATCTGCTGGGTTCCGATTAGGACAAAAAGACCAGCAGATAGTATCGACCCTAGGGGGTGCGTCTCCGCACCCCCTATATTTTGCCCAATGGGTTAAGTCTGCAAGGTCGTGGAATTGGCTGAATGCTATTTCAAGTTTCTCACGAACGAGCCAGACGGACAGTAACCGAAATTTTCTGCGTTACCGTGTAACGCGGGTGCTTTAACCAGTTCGACCCTAACTCGAAAGGTTGAGAGCAAAAAGACCCGCTCTGAGAGGTCTAGCCCGAGGGGTGAGCCCGCGTCGATGCCTCTGGCAGGCGCGGGAGCTCGGCGGACCGAAGGGTCTACAAAGCCGGCCGCCCTCCGACAAGTGTGCTGGCACGACGTCGATAAGTTGTACGCGGTAAAGGGCACCAGTTGGCAGTACGCAACGTCAAGATGCGGCGGTGTTTGTTTGTTTGAAAGAAATAGGATTTCTATGAACCGAACCTACACGTGTCCTGAACAATGGGAGCCACGACTTGAGGATATTGAGTGGGCAATGAAGGCATTCAATATCGATGAGGCTGAGGTATTTCGACAGATTCAGGGCGACGACATCGACCGAAACATGCGGGACTACGAATTTAGCCGGCGGTATTCCGACTGGAATCGAGTGTTTCGCAATTGGATGCGTAAGGCCAATTCTATGGGTTCGCTTCGGAGAGAGCGAAAACTCCGATTGGTCGAGGAATCGACGCCCGAGGAGCGCGAGCGCGATATCGAGAAGTGGCGGGAGGACATGGAGCGATTGGGAGTGAAGGTATGAACGAAACATCGTCAAGTGGCGGCATTGGGTTTGTCGGGCTGCTAACCATTTTGTTCATTGGCTTGAAACTCACCGACTTCATTTCGTGGTCGTGGTGGTGGGTGCTGTCGCCGCTGTGGATTTCGGCAATCCTCGTGATTGTGTTCGTTGTGATCTTTGTAGCGTCATTGGCGCGCAGCGAGCCTTGACAAATGGACGCTGCGAGGCTTGCGGAAACCTTGACAACCTATCCCCAATGCTCCGACGAGACTACCGGACAGCAGAACGGAAGCATGCCTGGGTTTGTGAGCGCTGCCGTTGCGCGCGGCAGAGATCACTACAAGCGGATATTGGACAGAGAAAAGCGACTGTACCGTGCAGTTCGTGATCCCAGGATAGCTGAGACATTTGCAGCTGAACTCGCTGAACGTTACGGCATTTGCTCTAGCACGGCCAGCCATCTGAAGAAGCGCATAACGCTGGCGAATCGCTTGTCGATGATAGACGCCTACAAAGCTCGTGTTGAGACCGCGCAACGTCAGTATGCGATAAGCGTTGATCCGGAGTTGGGCTCGAAGACGGATCGCGAGATTGGGGAGAAGTACGACGCGGGCCCACCGTTCGTTCGCAATGTCCGCATTCGGTTGGGTATTCGCTGTCGCTCACCGCAGAGCCGAACCTACGTCTTCGACATCATGGCGGCGCATGAGAGCGGAGATGTCGACCTGACAAGCATGTGCAGTTCCGAGGTTCTCAAGGCGCTTTCTCTGCCGTGTACCGTCAACGTCGTCAGCAACGCCCGCAAACGCTTGGGTATTCGTTACGAGCCCGCGCATGGTTGGCGGCCGAGAAAGAACAGGGGTTATCTGAGTAACGAGAAGAACAACCAGTTACTGCAGGGGTGGCTCCGATGAACTGGTTCAGCGTCAATGCTCGTCGTCTCCGTTGGCTGTTTTGCTCTCTGGTCTCGGGCTTCGTCATGTACCAGTGGTGGGGCGACACCTACGCATTCTCAACGATCCTGATGTTGGTCGGGCTGTTAATTACGTCGGCCGCTGTAGGCGGGTTGGTGATGTTGTTGCTGGAGGCAATTTGAGCATCGAGGCCAAGCTCGAAGCCGTTCGCAACCGCACGGCCGAGTATGGGCGCTTGTACGGCGCGAAGGAAACGGCGGACGACTACCTCAAGGTCACGTACGCGACGCTGTACGCGGACGCTGAGGGCCAGACAGTGACGGACAGAGACTCGTGGGTGCGCCGGCACGAGGAGTACCAAGAGGCGATCAAGCGCAAGCAGAACGCTTATGCCGACTTCAAGGAGTCCGAGACGTATCTCAAGTTGCTGTTCGCTGAGGTCGAGGTTTACCGCACGGAATGTGCGAACGATAGGGCGGTCGATAGGGCGCATAGATGATCGTATGAGAATGAAGTTCTTGACTTGGTTGTGTTGGGTGTCGTCTACGATTTTCTTCGCGTGGGCGGTGTTGTGGGTGCCGGAAGGGTCTCCTCAGTTCTTTCTTGTTCTGTTGGCGATTGCTCATTTTGTTGGTGGACTTTTCTTGGTTGTCGATGAGTTTGGCGATTGAGCAACGTCAGCGTTCACAACTTCGGCAAGTACACGCCTCAGCAGTTGTTGCTCGATGTTCAGCAACACGTTGACGATATCGACGCCATTGTTGTGATTATTCGGCGCGGAAAGAAGATCAATTGCTCGTGGTCCGGGGCTGAGCTGATAGACCGCCTGGGGATGTGCGATGTGGCGAAGGATGACATGCTGGTTAAGGCGAGGCCCAATGGGAATCAAGCGTAACGCCGCCGACAAGTGGTTATCCGATTGTGTTCGAGAGTCGGTTGGCTGGACTTGCGAGCGCTGCAAGAAATACTTCCCCGAGGGAAGGGGCAGGGCTGGGCTCCACCTAAGCCACTTCTACGGCCGCGGCGGAAAGTCGGTTCGCTATTTCCCCGACAACTGCGACAGTTTGTGTTACGGCTGCCACAAGTTCATGGAGCGTTCCAGGGACGAGTACAAGCGATTCAAGCTCAAGAAGCTCGGTGATGTCAGGTACGAGGAGCTAGTGCTCAGAGCCAACAGCCCGAGGAAGTACTCGAAGGCCGACATCAAGGAAATGTCCGCCCACTACCGCAGCCAGTACCGATACATGCAGCGGAGGAGGGCAGAGGGTGAGCGGGGGTATTTGCCGTTGGTGAGGTATGACTGAATTCTGGGAGTGGATCGGAGACCATTTCGGATGAAGAAGCTAACCGGGCTTCTACATGAAGCCGGCGATTGGCACAGGCGACACCATGACTATACTGGATTCAGTCCTATCAGCATTCACTATCGGATCTGGCTGGAGGGGCATGTGCAGCGTACAGGCCCTCGTCACAAGGTTCTTTGTCCCGACCAACCGATGTATCTGAGGCGTGTCGATATGGCTGTGGCGAGGCTCTCAAAGCGTATGAGGCAGTGCATCCAGGTCAAGTTCTTTTCGCCGCTCAAAGAGGACGGCAACGCGTTCACCCATCGTCAGATGGCGTTAGGCATCGGGATCAGCAAAGACGCGTTCGAGAAAAATGTCCACAGAGGGAAGCAAAAAGTATCCAGAATTTTATCCAAAATGGGGGTTGCAATGTCCTAGATTGTGTGTGTAGCGTGTCAATCTGGCGTAAGTTGTATCTACAGCCCGCCCAGGGTCCGAGTGAAAGCTATCGGCACACCGGTCAATAGATAGCCTCGGCCAACGCCGCAGAACAGCGGCCTTTATTCCCAAACCCGCCATCGAGCGGGTTTTTCCATGCCCAAAGGATTTGCCGCCATTCATGACTTCTGTGACACGGAAGGCAACGTTTGATGTCTGGTACGACGACGAGCAAATCGGCCGGCATTTTTCCGGGGATGAGTGCTACGAGACGATCATCAAGCACCGTGCGGCAGACACCAGCCCCGCGCTTGGCGTCTATCAGATACGCATCGGCGCAGAGGTTCTGTACGAGATAGACATGGGATTGATTGCTCGAACTGTCGTACCTCCGGATCCAGCTACAGACCAACCGCCGACAGTAGTCTCTACGCCCAACCCGCAGTTCACCGTTGGTACTGCGGGCACGTATGACCTGAAGACGGATTTCTCCGACGACGGCCTGTCGGCGGTTACGTGGGACATCACGGGAGCTTTGGGTGCTGGGCTGTCCGTCAATACGTCGACCGGGATTCTGTCGTATGACGGTGTTGGGGCGGCGTCTAGCAACTCCCACACGGCTACGGCTACGGACGCTGTTGGCGTAGCAACCACTCCGTCTTTCACGATTTCGGTTACGGAGCTGCCGAGTAACGCCTTTGTGGCGCACACGCCGACACTGTATGTGCCGCGGGTGTACGGCGTCGCCGGTCACGGCATGGATTCGGCGTTTGGCACGGCCTCCGCTGGTGAGTCAACCGTTACGGTGAGGGTTCAGCGGGTTACGTCAACCAGCGATGGCGCCGGAGACGGTACTTTCCGCTTTGCTGCTGCGCTCACCGAGAGTGATAGGACGGTTGTCGTATTTGACGCCGATGGCTTTCAGGTCATGGGCAGCAACCTGTCGATCACGCAAGGCAACAAGACCTTTGCGTTCAATACGGCACCTGGGGATGGCTACTATCTGCGCGGTGCAAAAACCAGGGTAACGGCAAGCGACATATTGATATGGCATGGCGGGTTCTCGGCTGGAGGGACTTCTCCTGGTGACGATTCGTTCGCCTTTGCCGCTCAGAGCACCCACAACAACCTGGCACTAGTCAACTGTGCGTTTTGGCTTGGCGCTGATGAGGCGATGGAGGCAGTTGATGCGCAGGACATGAACATCTACAGTTGCTTGTTCAGCCATACGATCAACCAGCCCCCAAACAACCACAAGTTCGGTCCTCTCCTAGACCGATGCGGTGACGTAAGTTTCTACCGCAGCTACATCGCGCACATGCAGCAGCGCTCGCCTCGTATAGCGGGGGAGGTCGGCGTCGATATCGCCAACAACGTCATGTACAACTGCGGCGGTATTGGCGTCTCGAACATGTACGGCCAGAACAACGTCCCCCACATCGACAATATCTGGCGAAATCTCTATGTAGACGGACCGGATTCCGGATCCGGTACGCCCGCAATTGTGGTGAACGAATCGCAAAACGGGACCTGGAATCCCGGCGGACAGGTATACATCGGCGACGGAGCTGCGAGTGACGCTAATACGCTGGTTGGGTACACGACCCTGTACGAAGACGATGTACCGGGACAGACCGTAACGCTTGCGTCATCTGCCCTGTCTGCAGCGATTCCGCATGGTAACAACTCGACGCCGATCAACACCCTGACGAACCTAGAAGCGTTCAATTTGATGACCGGCAATGTCGGGCCGAGGCCGGCGTCTAGGCTTGCCTACTTCCAGGAAGTGATCGACAACGGCAGGAACGCGATCATTGGCTCGGGTTCGTTGGGTAGCTATGCCGGCGACAACCCAACACAAACGTACTCCGGAGGTACCGCTGGTTACGACGACATCTCGGGTACGACAACCGATAACTTCGCGGCTCTGGATTCGTTTCTCTCTGCCAACTATTCGACCCCTGCCGACTACCAGTTGGTATCGACGGGCACGAATCATCGCACATACAGGTTCGAGGTCGATTCGGGAACGGGCTACACGCCGATAGACGTTTGGCTCAACGAGTCCGTTAACGATGGCGTCATGAATGCGGGCTGGGAGACCTAGGTGGCCGTCGCGTTTGTGGCTCAGGATGACAACGGGGGCAACACTCCCGTTACGATTTCCTCGTTCACGATCAACTCCGGTGAGTTGGCTATCGTTACGGTGGACACCGAGGATGGAACGACCGGAAGCCAGATAGATTGGGGGTCAGATACGGATGCCTTCACCCTTCTGGGGCGTGCTACGAATTCTGGCGTAGGTTCCGCTGAGATTTGGTACGCGGAGGGACTAAGCGGCACCGAAGATGTAGTCGCTACCTTGTCTGGAAGCGGTGCGCATTGGGTCGGTATTTCGACCTGGACTGGCGCGGGCGTTCCTACTGACTTCACCTCAGAGACCCCAGACGCACAGTCTTCGCCGCAGTCCATCACCGTGCCAAATTCGGGTGCGGATGATTTCATTCTCGATGTTCTGAGGGCGCTCGGTAGCACCAATACCGTTGGGGCAGATCAGACCGAACTCCACAATCAGGCTGCTGGTGGCGATGAACACGTGTCTTCACGACAGGATGGGGTAGATGGCGGCGATATGAGTTGGACCTACTCGGGGTCCACAGACCTCGTACATGCTGGATGCCGAATTCCCGCAGCAGCTTCCGGAAGCATTGCCCCCATAGCGCACCATCACTACAACACGACGTTGAAATAGCATGGCAATAGTTTTGCGACAAAGCACGGCAGTTGATGTCTTGATTGGTCCGTTCGTGGACTCGACGGATGGCGTAACCGCAGAAACGGGGCTGACAATTGCGCAGGCCGATGTGCGGCTTTCGAAGAACGGCCAGAACATGGCGCAGAAGAACGACAACACGGCATGCGTGCATGATGAGATCGGCTATTACAACTGCGAGCTTGACGCGACCGATACCGACACGATAGGGGCGCTCACACTATCGGTCGCTGAGTCTGGGGCGCTAGCCGTCCGGCATGACTTTCAGGTCGTTGATGCTGGTGTATACGACGCCATCTACGCTTCGTCACCGACGCTCATTACCTCGCAAGATATTGGTCAGTTGTACGAGAGCGCAATCACGACCGTCAACAGTCAGACCTCATTCGACATGACGACCAACATCGTCACGGACGACAACTGGATAGGAAATCTCTGCACGATTGAGGATGTCACGACAAACGAAATCGTCACGCACTACGTATCGGACGTGGACCAGGCCAATGATCGCATTATCATTGACTCTGCGCCGGTTTTTACCGTGGCTACCTCGGATGTCATTCGAGTCCATGCGCAGAAGCATCCGGAATGGGCGAACGCGCAGTATGACGGCGCGACCCATGACGAGCTAGTCGCTCTATTCCAGCTTTTGTTGCGAAGCGATTCGGCCATCAATACGGACAGAGCATCCACATTGACGCTCATCAATACAGATCAGGGATCCGGTGCCGGCGATTACTCGAACACCACGGACTCTGTAGAGGCCCGCGCAGATGCGGTCGATGACGTCAATGTTGCACAAATGAACGGCACGACCCTTGAGGGTACGGGCGAACCCGGCGATTTGTGGAGATAGCCAGTGCCGGCGTTCGATACCAGTGCATTCGATACCGGGGCCTTTAGCAGTTCAGCGTTTGATCTGTTGCCGACCTCCGCCTCTGTTGGTGGGACGGGTGCGTTTGGGCTGAACACAGCCAGGGTTCAAGAGGGCGGACGCACAATAACGATTGGCCTGTCGTTCGATACATGGGTGGCTGCTGGTGCCACGTTCGATGCGCAGCGCCAGAACATCATCGACGGTCTCGATTCTGATCAGTCTGAGGCGACGGGCTGGAACGCTGTTGTTAGAGACGCGCTGGATGTGTCAGCGGTTGTGAGGACATCAGACACGCTGGTCACGATAACGCTTGAGGCGGCTCCTACCTACGACATCAAGTCGTCCGAGGTCATTACCGTGACCGTGCCTGCAAGTGCATTGGTCATCAGCAGCACTGAGGTTACCGCTACGCCGACCTTTTCGGTCGAGCCCGTTCAGGACAAAGCCGGCCGTATTAAGCGCACCAGAGAGCTGGTAGAGGTTGACGGGCAGTTCTTCGATTCCTCTCAGGTCAACGCAATACGAACGGCTCAACGTCTTGCGGCAGAGCGAGAGGCTGAGCGCATAGCTGAGGAACAAGCAGAGAAGCAGCGAGCGGCGCTGATAGCAGATCTCGCACCTAACGTAAGGGAGTCATTGAGACTATAGGGACATGGCAGCACGACTCAACCGACGCCATCAGGATATGGTGCGGGAGAAAATCCGAGCTAGTCAGCTCATTAATCGCCTACAAGATCATGTATTTGGAGAAACCGAGTTGAGCGCGACTCAGGTCAACGCGGCATTGGGTTTGCTCAAGAAATCCATACCGGATATCAAGGCGATAGAGATGTCTGGCCCCGAAGGTGGGGACATTCCCGTCAGTGGAACAATCCGATTCGTTGACGGCGAATGATCCTGTCTGGGAGTTCGCCAAGCATACCCGAGAGATATTCAAGCCGTACCGCTACAAGGTTTTGTGGGGCGGCCGCGGCGGCGTCAAGTCCTGGACTGCGGCGCGTTACATGCTGGTCGACGGGTATCAGCGGCCTATTAGGCAGCTCTGTTTTCGCGAGGTCCAGAAATCCATCAAGGAGTCGGTTCATCAGCTCCTTGCTGACCAGATTCAGTTACTCGGTCTACGTGGATTCTACGAGGTACTACAGACCGAGATACGCGGCAAGAACGGCTCCAAATTCGCTTTCACCGGGCTGTCTAACCTCACTGCGGAATCTATCAAGTCGTATGAGGGCTATGACCGTGCTTGGGGTGAGGAGGCACAGGTATTGTCCAGGCGGTCGTTGGACATACTGATACCGACGATACGCAAAGAGGGCTCGGAACTTCTCTTCACGCTCAACCCGGAACTAGACACCGATGAGGTCTACGAGCGGTTCATAGCGTGTCCGCCCGATGATGCTTTGGTTATCGAGTGCTCGTATCACAACAACCCGTGGTTTCCCGAGGTTCTTGAGAAAGAGCGAGCGCTATTTCTGAGACAGGTTGAGTCGGGCGCTAGGTCTCAGGCCGACTACGACAACATCTGGGAAGGCAAGTGCAAGCCGGCGGTAGATGGAGCGATCTACCCCGATGAGGTCGCTAAGGTGCTCAGCGATAAGCGCCTATGCGCTGTGCCATACGATCCCAAACTATCGGTTCATACGATATGGGATTTGGGATGGAACGACCTCATGGCAATTGGTGTCGTGCAGGTTGCGGCGGGTTCGGTGCGGTTCATCGACTACATCGAAGACAGCCATCGCACATACGAGTCCTACGTCAATGAGCTGAAAGCGAAGCCATACGCGAACAAGTTCAGCAAGGCGTGGCTACCTCATGACGGTAAGGCACGTAACCCGCAGACGGGTGTTTCGCCCATTGAGTTGCTGAACTCCTTAGGTCTGAAAGCAGACGCCAGCGGCGTTCCTGATATCGGTGTGAAGGCCGGCATAGAGGCGGGTCGTCAGATGTTCCCGCGGGTGTACTTCGACAAGCAGAGCTGTACACCGCTGTTTAATCGTCTTAGGCGATACGCCAGGACGATCAGTCCCACGACGGATACACCGATGGCGCCGAAGAAAGACGAGAACGCGCACGGCGCCGATATGTTCCGGTACGTCGCGGTGATCGAGAAGCAGTTGGATAACGAGACATCGGGCTTCCGCAAACTTCAGTACGACAAACGAGGGATCGTTTAGTGGTCGACGCTGTAGAAACCAGCGAACAATTCGTCAATCTGAACGCAGCAATAGATGCCTACGCAGAGCAGGCGATAGGCAGCGATACAGAGGGCGGTGAAGTAGGCAGGCAGCGTGCGCTTGCTCTCGATGCCTTCCAGGGCAAGATCATTGACGAGGCGCCTGAAGGCCGATCAGAGGTCAGCACGTGGTCGGTGTTCGAGACCATTCAGTGGATACTCCCGTCTCTGACTCGCATCTTCGCTGCGGGTGACGACATTGTTGAATTCGACCCCGTTGGTCCTGAAGACGAGGACGCGGCCGCCCAAGAGTCTGAGGTCCTCAATCACCTCGTTACGCGCAAGAACAACAACAATTGGTTCCTGACGTGTTTGTCCTGGTTTCAGGACGCTCTGCTCACAAAGAACGCCTACTGCATGGTGTTCATGGAGGAAAAGCTCGACACAGAGGTAGAGCGGTACGAGAACCAGACCGAAGAGCAGGTCGCGCTAATACTGGACGATGACGTTGAGGTTGTCGGACAAGAGCAGTTTGATGACCCCGGGGACGAAGGCGCGGTAGTCGATCCCTTTACGGGTCAGCCCGTACAAGACGAGATCACGCTAGCGGGGGCATTGCAGGTCTACGAGGAGCTAGGTCAAGAGCCTCTGATTCAGCGCCGGCAATTGTTCAACATCGAGATCCGTAAGACCAAGGCAAAGAAGAAGCTGCAGTTTCAGGTGCTACCTCCAGAGCGCGTGCTGGTTGGCGAGGACACGCCCGATTTCACACTCGACAAGTGCAATTACTTCGAGTACTTCGAGCGCGAGACGATATCCGATCTGCGCAAGATGGGCTTTGATGTCCCCGATGACATCGGTGACCAGGACTTTGCGGAGAGGCAAGAAGACGAATCACGAGACGAACTGCTAGAGCACGATCTGGAGGTTGATTCACCTGACCCGTCAATGAAGCAGGTCAACGTCCGGAACATCTGGATCCGCTATGACATGGATGGCGACGGCATTGCCGAGTTGCAGCATGTCGTGCGAGTCGGTAATGACATTCTGAGCTTGAACCCGGTTAGCAATATCCCGGTTGCCTCAATCGTACCGTTCCTGAACACGCACCGGCATATCGGCATGTCCGTCGCGGACCTGGTGTTCGATCTGCAGCGCATATCGACTGCGATCCTGCGTTCGGGCATGGACTCGCTGAACCTCGCTCTACGGCCGCGTCACGCAGCCTCACGCAAGGTCAATCTAGACGACCTGCTACAACAGTATCCGGGCAGTGTCGTGCAGATCGACACGGACATGCCGGATGTCGCGGGTCATGTGCAGGTCTTGCAGACAGAGAACACGTTCCCGTTTGCCATCCAGGGTCTTGATCAGGTCGAGAGGATTATCGAATCGCGGGTTGGCGTAAACCGTCAGTTTCAGGGCATTGATGAGGGGCTATCCAACGAACACGACAGAATCGGCCAGCTCTCCACTATGGCAGCTCAGCGAGTGGAGCAGATCGCCCGAATATTCGGTAATGGTGTCGAGCGCTTATTCAATCTGGCTCACGAGGTTGTCATTAAGTCCGGACATCAAATGGATGCCATCAAACTCCGTGGACAGTGGGTTAACGTTGACCCAACGCAATGGCGAACAGGCCGGGATATGCGAGTGGTCGCACCCTTTGCCGCCGGCAACAAAGATTCACTATTGCGTCGTCTTATGATCATCGCGGGCTTCCACGAGAAGGCTCTTGCAGGTGGTCTACCGATAGTCGATCCGAGTGACGCCTACGAACTCGCGCTAGAGCTGTCGGCAGCAGCCGATCTCCCGGGCCATAAGTTCTTTACGGATCCAGCAACGATCCCACCGCCTGAGCCGCAACCCGATCCGACCATGATTGCTTTGGAGATCGAGAACAAGAAGGCCGACAACGAAGCCACTGACGAGCAGCGCAAGGACGAAACGGAGAGGCTGAAGGTTGCCGCCGACATCGAGCTAAAAGAGCGCCTGGCGCGACTTCAGAGCGCCACACAGATTGTTTTGGCGCAGATCCAGGACGATCCCTCGGCCGATCTCCAGCAGGTCGATCAGGTCATGAGCGCGGTGGATGCCGTAAGCCAGCAGGTCGATGACGTCATAGCGGCTCAGTCCGAGCAGAAAGACGACAAAAAACGCGAAACCAAACAAAACGCGGATAAGGCCCTCAATGCCACTCTTCGCGAGCTTTCTAAAGCCGTCAAGAAGCTCGGTGGTCCTCGTAAGGTCGTGAGGGAGAACGGACAGATAGTGGGTGTTGAATGAACGAGGCTTGGTTCGATTTTTGGGCGTGGATATGGAGAGATCGGGAGAGCGACTAAGCCCTACGCATCGGCGCCTGAGTGAGACCAGGGGACGTATCTACCCCAAGTCCGATGACCGGCCCGACATGCGTCAGCGCCAGGTCAAGCACAACCACGGCTTCGAGGTTCGTGAGGACGCTAGAGACCAGAACAAGGTCAAAGACACGATTCTTCTGCACTCGATGCCTGACTTTCGCGGCGACTGGTTGGTGCTTGAGGGTGAGTATGACACTGATGTCGATCTGATCTATGGCGGCCTGCTGATCTACGACGCTAAGGGCGCAATTGATCACTTCGCCGAGATGAAGTCCTCAAAAGGCCGATGGAGCATCAGGATTCGTAGGGTGTGGCTGGAGTCGGTCGAGCAACGCAATGCGTGGCCTGTCGAGGTGGATCCCGTGCTGCAGGTCGATACGCACGATATCGCGCTCTACAACGATACAGGCGGTGGAGGCTGCTTTGCCGGCGATACGCTGGTGAAGATGGTTGGTGGGTACAAGCGTATTGACCAGCTGAAGATCGGTCACGAAACGGCAGACGGCCGTGTCGTCGCGATCATGCAGGTCGAGTCACAGCCGCTATTCGATCTCAAAGGCGTACGGGTCACGGCCGACCATCCCGTGAAGTTCGCCGGGAGTTGGCGGCTTGTTCAGGATATTGCGTTACCACGAGCTGCGGATGCAGACAGCGTGTATCTGATCGAGACGACTAGTGGTGTGATGCGCGCCAAGTGCAGGGGTGGTGATTTGTACTTCGCTGCCTATGATGGCATCTACAGCGCCGACGAGTTCGCTTACCAGCAGTCGATTTGCGACCGCTTCAATGATAACGATCCGACCGCAAGCTGACGGCGACCTCGCCGATATCGTCAGGCTGCACAACATCATCGTCGCTCGTGGCGGGTATTCGCTGTCCGATCAAGAGTTCAACCGCGAAATCACTGAATTGGACTGGCGGGACTGGCAATCACATTACGTTCATACGGTAAGGCTCGTCTTTGAGAACGACGACGCTCGCCACCAGGAAAACGCCAAGCGTCTAGGTTTTACACCGACCTTCTACGGCTACAACACGTTCCGAGAGGGCTCAGACGGTGAGATAGTTCACGAACATTTAGGCGTGATGAATCCCGATGGTGTACCGGAGCCCGAGATCATGTGGCTGGCTGTCGACTGGATCAAAGCCAACACCAGATATCAGGTCATGGTCATGGAGCGCCAGGACTTGACGCGGGTCGAGCACTACGACGACCTTGCTAGGGAGTTGGGCGCCACGCGCGATAACAACGTATGGAGAAAAAAGCTAGCAGACGCTAGGCGTCCACGCCGATGACATGGCCGATATCTTCATATGGAACTTGTACAAGTTCGATATTTCACCGCTTGCTGGAGAGGTCGTTACAGACGCGAAGGTCAGACTCCACCTAAACAGCGAGAGCATCGTCGCGCCTGCTGAGATCGGTGTCAGGTTATGGCGAGCACAATCGGCTAATACCACCGATGACCAGGACTGGAGCACAGCCGATGAGGTGGGCAAGCTCTACGACGACATCTGTGAATACACCCGTTCAAACGAGGCTCAACAAGACCGACTGGTCTTCGGCTCGACATCTGCAAGCCAGTACTACGAGTGGGATGTTACTCAGGGCGTTCTTGATGCGCTGGCTGATGGCGACACTTACTTTACCGCTGTACTTAGTCGCGACACTACGCAAACGAGCGGCACAAAGACTAAGGGTTCTGCGACAAGCGTTCAGCATGCCCTGACCCGTGGTGGGACCGATAATCAGCACGTAACGTGGGCGACCTCTGACGCCGCCCAGAATCAACCGTACCTCGAATACACGGTTGAGCCGCCTCCCAAGAAGAAAGGCGGACGAACCAAGAAACGACGCCGACTCATTGTCGAGATTGACAATCAGTTCTTTGATGTCAATTCGCCTGAAGAGGCGAGGATACTTCTCGAACAAGCCGTTGAGCTTGTCGAAGAGAAGCCTGCACGCGTAAAGAAAAAGCCAAAAGTACGCGTGCGTACTCTATCGGGCCGTAAGTCTCGCTCCAAGGTTGTCGAGAAAGCGGTCAAGCGTGCAGAAGTTAGGTTGGCAAGGATATTCACGCCGACTGTCGACTTCACGGACGAACTCAAGCGAAAGGCAGACGAAGAAGACGCCATCATGACGATATTGCTGCTATGACAGCCAAATCCGACCGCGTTCAAAAGCTCATTGACGATCCCGATCTGACCGAAGCCTTCGAAGTAGTAAGGCAGCGGTATCGGGATCTCATTGAAGAAACGCCCGTTAGTGACGACGGGGCATTGTTAGACATCCGCAAAATGCTTTACCTACTCAAGGAAGTGAAGGAAGCACTGCATACGGCTCTACAGCAGGGCCATTTGGAGGATTTTCGCGCCCGTGAGCAGGAGGGTAACGGATTCTTGAGGGATCTAAGATGGACGAACAGGAAAGGACTCCTGAAGAGGTAGTTGGGGATTTGATACTCGGCGAGGAAGCCGAGGAGCAGGAAGAAGAGCAGGTTGAGGAACAAAGCGAAGAGGAACAAGAAGAAGAAACAGAAGAGGAGCGCGAAGTCGAACCCGCTCCCGAGGGCGACGAGGAAGAATTCGTAGACATCGAGCACGACGGTCAACTTTACGCTGTTCCGCCGTCTCTCAAGGATGCGTTCCTACGAAACTCCGACTACACACAAAAGACGCAAGAGGTCGCGGCTCAACGAAAAGAGGTTGAGGCGCAGCGCGAGATCATAGCGGAAGCGCAGAAGGCGTATCAGTTCGCCGAGGACGCGCAGAAAGACACGCTGGAGATAATGCAGTTTGACGTCACTATTGAGCGTTACGAGCAGTACATCCAGCAGAACGCCACGCAACTCGATGCCAATCAGATTGCGCAGGCGCAAATGGAACTACGAACACTCGAACGAGAGCGAAACGAAAAGTTCAACGCTCTTGATCAGAAAAGGCTGGAATTTCAGCAGGCGCGGGATCAGTCCCTCAAGGAAATCCTGAACAAAGGCACTGAAGTTCTGCGGTCGAAGATATCCGATTGGAGCGACGACCACGACACCACAGCAAAGGAGTACGGCCTCAGTCTCGGCTTTACCGAGCGAGAGCTGGCCAATGCTGTCGATCCTCGGCAGAGGCAGGTGTTATGGGAGGCTGCGCAGTTTCGAGCGCTCCAGAAGGGCAAGACCGCCGCCGTCAAGAAGGTGCAGGACGCACCGACCATCAAAGCGAAGTCTCGCAATCCCATGCCAAAGGAAACGCAGGACAAGCTTAATTTCAGGAAGAAATTGAAATCCAGCAAGCTCGGGGCCAAGGAAAAGGTCAAGGAAATGGAGAAGCATTTCGGAGCGCTGTTGGGTTAAGGAGAACCCATGGCAGCAGTATCAGGTACGTCTAGCACGTATTCTGTCGGTTCTGGTGGTGGTAACCGAGAGGACTTGGAGGATGTCATCCACGAGTTGTTCCCGGATGAGACCTTCTTCACCACGAACCTCGACAAGGTAGGCGCTAGCGCAACGCTGCACGAGTGGCTCGGCGATGAACTCGCAGCCCCAGGCAGCAACATCAATATCGAAGGCGATGACGCAACGTTCGCGACGATTGCGAATCCCGCTCGATATTCCAACTACACCCAGATCGTCAAGAAAACGTTCTTGATCTCTGGCACGCAGGAAGTCGTCAACAAGGCTGGTCGCAGGTCTGAAATCGGTCGTCAGGCCGTTAAGCAGATGCGTGAGGCTAAGAACGACTTTGAGTACGCCATTGCACGCAATCAGGCGGGCACGGCAGGCGGTACCGGTACGGGTCGCTCGCTCGCATCCATCGAAACGTGGATCGGCGCGACTGCGGCATCGAGTACGGCCGCTACTCAGGTCGTGTTGTCGACGACCACTGCAAGTGCAACCACACCTCCAATTGCATCGGGAACGCCGGGTACGGCGCCGACCGATGGCTCGACTACGGCAGCCCTGACTGAGGCAGACCTCAGACTAGCTCTGGAGTCGAACTACAACCAGGGGGCAATGACGGACGTTATCGTTGTGAATTCTACCGCGAAGAATTACATCAACGATTTCACCGGCATTGCGCAGCGTCAGGTCGACGTGGGCAGGACTCAGCAGGCATCGATTACCGGTGCAGCTGATCTGTACGTGTCGAACTACGGTGTTCACCGGGTTGTGCTGCACAGGCACGTCCGCACATCGGTTGCGTTGTGTCTCGACTTGTCCCTGTGGGCAATCGGGAACCTGCGTAACTGGCAGATGGAACGTCTGGCCAAGACGGGTGACGGCGAGAAGCGTCAGATTCTCTGTGAGAAGACGCTGGTTTGCCGCAATCCGCGCGGCGCATCCAAGGTTGTCGCAATCGCGTAACCAACCAAAGAGGGGGCTTCGGCCCCCTCGCTTTTGAGGTATTCATGAGCAGGCTTCGTATAGTTCTTTGTGTTTTGCTCGGCCATAGAACCGCCGTTCTCTTTCATGATGTCCAGAAGTCTGGCGGCAAGAAGTACGCTCGATATGTAGCGAAGTGTGACCGCTGCGGAATCGACAGGTCTGGTCGCACTGAAGTCGATCCTTGAGCAAATTCCTCGACTACAACCCAGACCGTGGTACTTGGTACGAAGAGGACTACGACCACGTCGAAGACAAGCTCGTTATTCACACCAAGCAGGATGTCGAGCCGATATTGGACGTTGCTCAGAGAGAGCGGAACTCAGGCATCAACGACAAGGTGGGCGATCTCAGCAAGTACGCCATCATCCCCGCACACGTTGAGGTTGAGTTGAGGCAGAAGGGTATCAACATCTACGACCCCCGACAGACCAAAGAACTGTTGCGGGCCATCAACCGAGACTACCCGCACCTGAAATGCACGAACCTAACGCACAACGTATGAAGTGGTTTTGGGATTGGTCGCTATGGTGCTGGCGAAAACGAAGCAACCCTCGTTTGTGTAAGTATCCGACCATGATCGGTTGGATGCTTGCTGAAGTTGACGAGCTGGAGTATTTACGTGAATCAGCTTGAGGTTGCGCGCCAGCTCGCAGAGCGTCAGGACTATGATCGCTCGTACGTCATTACAGATCGAGCGCTAAGAAAAGACCCGAACAACTTCGAATGGCTCATGCTGATGAGCTATTTGATGCTGGAGACCGAGAAGACGACGCTCGCCTACAGCCTGGGTAAGCGGGTGACACAGCTCAAGCCGAAAGAGCCAGGGGCGTGGATGAATCTGGGTTTGGCCGCGAGAGATCTTCGCAGGGATGAGGAGTCTATACGGTACAACAAGCGCGGCTTGAAGTACGCGACCAATCCAAAGGTCAGGGCGAATCTACTCATCAACCTATCGTCTAGTCTGGTCGATATGGGCAGGTGGCGAGAGGCCGAGGGTTATTGCCGGGAAGCATTGGAGCTAAACCCAGACTCTATCAAGGCGCGTTGCAATCTCGGCTTCTGTCAATTGGCACAAAGACAGTGGGGGGACGGCTGGAAAAACTACCGCTACGTGTTGGGCCATGAGTGGCGGCCAAGATACCAGTACGACAGCGAGCCAGAGTGGGACGGTGAGGGTAGGGGCAATATCGTTCTTTACGGCGAGCAAGGCCTAGGCGATCAGATCAGCTTTGCATCCATGCTGCCCGACGCCATGCAATGGGCAGAGGAGAATGACTCCCGCATCGTCCTCGACGTGTCCAACCGCCTGACAACGCTGTTGCAACGATCCTTTCCTGGTCTAAAGGTCTACGGAACTCAGGGGCAACACGCCGTCAGGTGGGATAAGGAAGACCGCAAAGTAGATTACTCACTGCCGATTGGACAGATTGGTGAGTACTTCAGAAATGCCGATTCAGACTTTCCGGGAACGCCATATTTGAAGGCAGACCCGGATCGCGTCATTCAATGGCGCAGCTTGTTCGAGACGAAGAAAAAGCCCGTCATTGGCTTGGCCTGGAGTTCTGGAACCGTCAAGACGGGCTCGAAGTTCCGCAAGGTCACGCTCGAGCAGCTACTCCCGATACTGCGTTCTGTCGATGCGCATTGGGTGTCGCTGCAGTACAAGCCCGCAGCAAAAGAGATCGAGTCTTTCCGAGAACAGCACCCGGAAATCGACATTGTTGAGTACTCTCACGGAACGCTCAGCAATGACTACGACGACACGGTTGCGATGATCGCTGCACTGGATCACGTCGTTGCCATGCACACGACGGCCAATCATGTATCGGGTGGGTTGGGCGTTCCCACTAGTGTTTTGGTACCCATGAATTCCCAATGGCGGTATGGGACCGGTGATGACTTTGTGTGGTGCAAGTCAGTCGAGATATTCCGCCAGACAAAGCGCGGCCGATGGGATGACCCAATCCAACGGGTAGCGGAGAAGCTGAATGCACTGTTCCCCAGAGTACGCGAAGCAGCAGGAGAAGCTGCACGCAACCGGCGAATACGGAGTAACGGGGCAGAAGTACGGCCAGCTTGTTAGCGAGATCGTTGACCGCTACGAACTCGATACACTGCTTGACTATGGCTGTGGCAGCAATCTAAGCCTCACCAAGACGCTCAAGCCTAATCGGGCGCTGAAGTATCAGGGCTATGACATCGGCGTTCCTGAGTACTCTGACGACCCCATGCCAGCGCAGATGGTGGCGTGCATCGATGTTCTGGAGCACATCGAGCCCGAGCACCTAGAGGGTGTGATGGACCATCTGGAGGCTCTCACGGAGGTTTTGTTGTTTGCCTCGGTTCACATGGGGCCGGCTGGGAAGACGTTGGATGATGGCAGAAACGCCCATCTGACGCAGGAGCCCATGGATTGGTGGCTCCCTCTTTTCTTTGAAAGATTCGACATACAGACTGTGCAGAAGGTCAGTCCGGTCGAGTTTTTCGTTATTGCCAACGCCTTAGACATGTAGGCATTGCTACTCCCGAGACCAGGGAACGGCTCTTTAGGGGAAATCAATGCTAAACGTATATGTCGGGTACGACCCGAGAGAGGCGTGTGTCTATCACACGTTCTGCCAGTCGGTAATTGAGCACGCATCGGGGCCGGTTCGGTTTATTCCGCTGCACAGACCGATGCTCGATGACTTCGACGGGCAGAGGGACGGCTCAAACGCCTTCATCTATTCGCGGTATCTGGTCCCGCATCTGCAGGGCTTCAGGGATTGGGCGATCTTTTTCGATGGCGACGGCCACGTCAACGCCGATGTCTACGAACTCTACGATTTGAGGGACCGCAAGTACGCGGTGCAAGTCGTCAAGCACGACTACGAGACGTGTTCTGACAGGAAGTACCTCGGTACACCTCTTGAGTCGGACAACATCGACTACCCGCGCAAGAACTGGTCGTCTCTGGTTCTTTGGAACTGTCGGCATCTGCAGAACAACATCCTGACGCCGACGAACGTTGCGGAGGCGACGGGTGAGTTTCTACATCGCTTCGGTTGGCTCAACGACTCTCAAATAGGCGAGCTACCCAGGGAATGGAACTGGCTTGAATGGGAGTACGAGCACAACCCCGATGCGAAGTTGGTTCACCACACGTTGGGCTCGCCTGGCTTTACCTACTATCAGGACACGCCATCCAGCAAGGACTGGAATGGCTATCTGCTGAATGCCCTGCACATGGAGGGCGAGCGGCAGGTGGAAATGGTGCGCAGGGCGCATTGGAACAAGCGGACTAATACATGGCAGTCATCACCAACTACGCAACTCTGCAAACAGCGGTAGCGGACTACCTTGCTCGTGACGATCTAACGTCGTTTATTCCGAACTTCGTTCAGAACGCCGAGAATAAGATCTACCGCCGTGTGTTTGTGCGCGCAGAGGAAACGGCACTCAATGTGTCGATTAGCTCTGGTGTGGCCGCAGTTCCTGCCGACTTCAAGCGCATGAAGTTCGCGTACTTCGACGGTACTCCTGTAACGCGGTTGGTATGGGTGCCGATTGACAAGCTCTACGAGGAATACCCCAACCGCTCGTCACAAACGACACCCAAGCTGATTTCAAGGGAGGGCTCAAACTTCGTGTTTGGGCCCGTGGCCAAGGACGGCACTTTGAAAGGCATCTACTACCAGAAGCTAGATCCGATACGGACGACGGACGACACCTGGTATGTAACGGATGCGCCTGAGGTTCTGTTGTACGGGTCGCTCATGGAAGCAGCACCGTTTCTGCAGAACGACGAGCGTATCCCCGCTTGGAAGCTAATGCTGGAAGACGGCATTCAGTCGTTGAAAGAGGAGGTCATGTTGGCCGAGCACTCGGCAGGCCCAAAGGCGGCTAGGCCGGGATGAGTGAGGTTCGTCTCAACTTTCTGAACTGGCGGCCCGACCAAGAAGATGCAGCACACGACGGCCTGAACGTTGCTCAGAACGTCATACACGAACCGGAAGGCTATAAGCCCGTTCATCTGGGTTCGGCTGGTTCGTTTGCGACGACCGGCTCACTAGCGGCGAGCACGGGGACGATTCTCTCGATTGTCGCCAAACCCGTGGGCTCATTGGACGATTTGTTCTGCGCTTGGGTATCGAGCAACGGCAATCTCAATGTCGGCATCAACGGCGTTACTGCCACGACCAGCTCTACGGGCTATCCGCCGGCGTTCTCGTCTCCCGCAGGCGGGGCTGTAACGGCGTTTGATGTCTGCGAGTTGAATCAGCGCATCTTCTTTGTTGCTCGTGGAGACAATGCGGCCGGCTCCGTAATCAGCGTTTCTGGCTGGATGGACTTCTAATGACAAAGCCATCCGTAGGACCAACAGGGGGCGCTTACACGGTGCCTTTTGGGACCGTTGCTGAGACGCGAGCACTAGCTTGTGCGCGTGTCAGAGACTTTGTGGTAATAGGCGGCACGCCATCGTTTGGGGGTACAACCGATCACTTCTACACCATTCGTTGGTGTGCGATAGGCGACCCATCCGATTTTCCGCAGCCTAACACCGACGATGCGCGCTCCAAGCAGGCTGGCGAACAAACGTTCCCGTCTCGATTCGGGTTTGTGACGGCGATAGCGGGTAACGACTTCTTTGGCTACGTCTTTCAGGAGAACGCCATTTCCAAGATGACGTATATCGGCGGCGATACTGTATTTGCCTTTGACACTTTCGAGGAGGGTAGGGGGTGTGAGAGCCAGGGCGGCATCGTGCAGGTCGATGACAAGGTGTTCTTCAGGTCGGACCGCGGCTACCACATGCTGGAGAACGACCAGATCACCGATATTGGTTATGGCCTCGTGGACGATTCGTTCTAATGCCGATCACCAATATAACCCAGGTGAATGTGGTAGCGAATCCGGCACGTAACCTCATCTTCTTTGAAGACGTAGAGCTTTGCTACAACTACCAGACCCGACAATGGACAGAGCTACCGGCCTATGACGGCATTGGGTTCTTCAGCACGAACTCCCAATCAAGGGATATTGGGCTGGTCAGATTCTCTGCCGGATCGGTGGATTTGCAAGAGCAACTAAACACCTATCCAAAGCAGACGGGAACGCTGGAGACAGCGGCGACGGATTTGAACCGTGGTGGTAGGGCGGTTGTGAATCAGGTCCGACCGCTAGTCAATGGTGGCACCGTCGCTGTTCGAATTGGCGTGCAAGACGCTCTAGAAGATTCCGTGACCTACGCCACGGGAACCGCCGTCAATTCTAGAACCGGTATGTCGGGGTTGCGCGATGGCTCCAATACGCCTGAGGGCAGATACCAGCGCCTAGAGCTTGTCATTACCGGTGATTGGGAGACCGCATTAGGTGCCGACGTTGATTTCGCCGAACAGGGTTCAGTGTGAGGTCATAGGCCACTACTCGGAGACCGTTCCGATTATGTGGCCGGCTGTTGCGCCGCTGATACAGCGCGGTCTGGACGAGGGCTCGAATTACACGCTGGCCGAGATTCGCAACGGACTATTACGTGCCGACATGCAGTTGTGGACGGCAATCAGTGGCGGCAAGACGGTTGCGGCACTTGTCACGAGCATACAAAACAAAGGCAATAGGCGCTGGTGCTTGCTGCTGGCCATTGGTGGCGAGTGCATGGATGAATGGGTCGACGCGCTGTCGAGTCTTGAGGATTGGGCGCGCCTCAAGGGCTGTCAGGAAATGCGTATATACGGTCGTATCGGCTGGGCTAGGAAGCTCGGATACGACATCGAATGGACGAAGATGAGCAGGAAGCTATGAGTAGTGGTCCGAGTGACGTAACACAAACGACTAGGACGGAGCCCTCTCCGTTTCTTACGGGTCCGATATCGAGTGCAGCGGACGCTATTGGGCGGCCGAACGCGTTGAGCAATCAGGCCCTCACTAGCCTCTTCCAGCGCGGCATCACTGGCAGTCCGGTGATTAACGACGCAACGGACCTAACACGCCAGACGCTTGCGGGGGATTTCCTGACGCCAGATTCGAACCCGTTCTTGCAGCAGACCTTTGATCGGGCCGCAGACCTCACGAGGACGCGCTTGTCGAGCGAGTTCGCGGGTTCTGGTAGAAACCTCAACGCCGCGCTTCCTGCCCGTTCTGAGGAGCTACAAACGCTTGCCTCAAACATCTTCGGCGGCAACTTCGCTCGTGAGAGGGCACTACAAGCGAACGCTGTCAATCAGTCGCTACCGTTGGGCAATCAGGACTTCACGAACATCCAGGCGCAGCTCGATGCCGCGAACTTCCCGACGGACAACCTGATTGACCGCATAGCAGCCCTTGCACCCGCTGCTGGTGGAACCGCTGTCAGCTCACAACCTCTGACCCGAAACAGAGCCACCGGCGCCTTGGGCGGCGCTCTGGCGGGTGCGCAGCTCGGCACCGTAATTCCCGGGCTAGGTCCCGGCATAGGCGCCCTTGGTGGCGGACTTCTGGGGCTGTTCTGATGGCTAACTTTCTCGACATTATCCTGGGTCGCAATCTCGGCTCGTTCTTTACTCCGGGCATTAATCCCAACGCACCGCCTATTGGAGGCAATGCACCATCTGGAAGTTTAGGCGCCGGCGGTGTCGGTCCCGCTGTTCCTCCGAGACCCACAGGCGTTGCGCCTGCCGCTGGCCTTCAGGCGTTCAATGAGCGCTTCAATGCGACCTCGCAAAGCCCGGCGTTCCAATTGGGCATGAATTTACTCGCCAACTCGGGGCCTTCGGTTGTGCCGCGTTCGTTCGGGCAGATCGTTGGGCAGTCAATAGGGCAGACGGCGCAGCAACAGCAAAGCCAGACGCTTGCGGATCTACAGCGCAAACTAATCGAGAGCCAGATTGGTCTGAACAGCGCGCGCTCGCAACAGACCCCCGACCAATTTGAAGTACTGTCAGAAGAGGAGAAATCAAGTCTCAATCTTGACCCTAAGAAGTCATTCAAGCGTAACGCCGCGACTGGAGAAGTTAGTCAGATCGGTAGTTCCGGGATAACTGTCGATGCACGCAATTTCGGCAACATTCCTCAAGGTTTTGAACTTCAAGAGACGAACACTGGTGCGAGGCTGTCACCGATCCCGGGCGGCCCGGCTGCTAGAGAAATTGAGGAGCGTGAGCGACAACAAGAGGAACGACAAGCATCAGAGTCGAGTCAAGCCAATCTGATTACCCAGGAGATTGACCGAGCCATTACGGAAATTGATTCTGGTGGTCTCCCTGAAACTGGTTTTGGGTCGTTCCTCTCGGGTATTCCCGGAACGGGCGCGCAGAAACTCTCCAATAACCTGAAGACCATACGAGCAAATATCGGTTTTCAGGAATTGCAGCAGATGCGAGAAAACTCTCCGACTGGTGGCGCGCTTGGCAATATCACAATTGGGGAAATCGAGAGGCTAGAAGCGATTGCAGGAAGCCTCGACCAGTCTCAGACATCCGACGAACTTAAGTTCAATCTGAACCGGCTATGGAACGAAATGCAGGATGTGATCCATGGCCCGGGAAATGGCCCCTCGCGTCGAGCACTTCGAGAGGACGACGAATTCGCGGGATTCGCAATCGTTAGAGACAATGCCACAAACGACAGTTAACACGCCTAACGGGCAAATCACGGTCAGCCATCCTGAAGGCGCAACTGATGAGCAGATCTTGCGCTTTGCGAAGTCTCAGGTTGGTGCGGCCCCAAGTGCTAGTCCGCCCGCAGCTAGCGGAAACGACAGCTTCGTTTCGCGTCTGCCGCCGCACACGCAGTTGTTTCTCAGGGGCTTGGTTGGCACTGGCGAGGTAGCAGGCCAGTTGGGCTCCAGCATTGCCGCTGAGCACATAGCTGGATTGCGCGGTCTTGCAGCTACAGCTATTCCCGGCGGCATGTCTGGTCCCGAAGCCGTGAATCAGACGCGCGATGCTCTAACGTTTCAGCCGGGTTCGGAACAGGGTCAGGCGCTTGGTGGAGCAATATCTAAACCGTTCGCTGCACTGGAGGATCTTGCAGACAGGGCGGGAGAGAAGGCGGGCAATCCGATAGCCTCTACCGCGATAAAGACTTTGTTGCTTGGTGGTCCGACGCTTCTTGGGCTGCGTTCTGGTACTAGGGCCGCTGCTAGCAATGCCGTCCAGAAAGCACGCAACGTTCCACCTCCGGTTCCCACCGTCGCCGAGCTTTTTCAACGCGGTAATCAAGCATTCCGCAGAGTCGATGATGCCGGCGTAACTGTCAATGCCGAAAGCTCATTCCGACTTGCTGACAGAATCTCCGATAGGCTCATCAAAGAGGGGCTTGACGATGTAATTCACCCCGAGTCTAGTCAGGCAGTGCGACGCATACTCGAACGCACGGACGGTGAAATGAGCTTCCAGCAATTGGACACGCTCAGGAAGATAGCGGCAGACGCGAGAAAATCACAAAAACCAGCGGACGCCAGACTCGCAGGTATTGTCGTCAAGGAGATAGATGAGTTTATAGACAATCTCGATTCCTCAAGCGTTTCTGGTGGGAACGCGGGGGCCGCAGCTTCCGCCATTAAAGAGGCCAGGAGCCTATGGAGTCGTGCCCGCAAGGGCGAACAAATCGATGATCTAATCGATAGGGCTGGTGTTCGGGCTGGTCAATTCAGCGGATCCGGCTTCGAAAACGCTCTACGAACGGAGTTTAGGCAGCTAGCCCTCAACAAAAAGAAGATCAAGCTGTTCACCAACAAGGAGCGGGCGGCGATCCGTAAGGTTGCTATGGGCGGACCCGTTGGAAATACCCTTAGGGCATTGGGCAAGTTCGCGCCCAGAGGCGTTGTGTCAACTGCCGTAAGTGTTGGTGGTGGAAGCCTGCTAGGCGGACCGGTTGGTTCATTCCTGGTGCCGCTTCTCGGGGAGGCAGGAAGGGCCGGCGCAACCCGCGCAACAATAGCAAACGCGCGCCGCGCCTCAGAGGTTGTTAGGGCTGGTCGTTAGGCGAGTTGGCCGGCGATGTAATACGCGGCCACGTAGCTCACCAAAGAAATCGGAACGGCGAGCAGCGCGTATTGCGCACCCTTTCCCCGCTTCTTCCCGATGATGTAGCCGCCGAAGGCACACCAAGCCATTAGCGCGAATAACGGACCCATTTCGCAAGGATAGCATGGTCACCCGCAAACAGTTAGTTGGCCACCTGCAGACGCCAGGCGGCCCCCCGCAAGTCGTTGAATTCGTTAACCAGCAGAGACCGGTGCTCACGAATCGTGAACTTGCCGGGGGCCTCCAGTGGGTTAACGGAGATTACGAGTCCGGAAACGTCCTGCGATATGGAGCAAAGGGCGACGGCACCACACCGGACTCAGGGGCCTTCAATGAGATTGGGGACATTCTTGATGAGTTAGATGAGGCGGACGGCTACGTCATCATTATCCCTCCGGGCGACTACTTAATCGATAGCACGGTCGTCTGGAACAAAGACAATGTCGTAGTGCTCGCGCATGGCGCACGCTTCATACCCGATAGCGACATCACGCTATTCGATTTCAATTCGAACGCTTTACCCGACGATTCGATTATCCGGCGAAGTGTTTATTGGTATGGGGGGTTTTTTGACTACGGCGATGGTCCTACGTCGCTTGTAGCAACGGGAATCAAGAACAATGCAGCTCGTTCGTTCACCGTCAAAGATGTGCGATTTCGCGGACTGAAGCACGGAGTTGAGGTTGGCGCGCTGGATAGCATTCGAGTGTCGGGATGCTTCTTTAGGAACTTCGAAAGGGGTGTCTATTTCCCGAAGTTTTATACCTACTCAGGAACTCATACCGGCTCTAACAACGCCTCCACCCTTACCGACTCTACTCAGTCGTGGGCGACTAACGAACTACTCAATGGAACCATCACAAACACAACGGATGGTAGTTCCGGGACCATAACCGCCAATACCGCAACGACTGTTACAGCTACTCTATCTGGCGGAACCGATAACGATTGGGACACCAGTGATGCCTATGAAGTTACAAAACTCCAAACCGCGCAAGACATCTGGATTTCGGATTCGAACTTTAGTGTAAAGGGCGGCATTGATGCTACCTGCATAGACAACACGGGTGGAGGGTTTGATCTAACAGTTAGGGATTGCGGTGTTGCTTTGAATGCTGGTGTCAGCGACACCATGAAATTCTACTATCACCAACTCGGCAATGCCGTGCTGGATGGTGGGATACGGATCCTCGACAGCGCAACTGAGCAAGCCACTGATCAAACCCTGATAGACATCGATGACAATTCCACTACGGATAATCTCGATGGTTTAGATGTTGTCGGGTGTCATTTCGGCAGCTCTGGTGCCACGGTTATCAGTGGTGACCGAATAGAGGGCAAGAGCAACTTCTTGCGCAATAAGTTCGACGGCGCAAACCAGACTGCGATTCTAATCGGCGCGCTTCGTCCCGACGCAATCTGCAACATCGATGGTAATCGCTTTGATCAGACAGCAACGGCCGGCGGAACGCTGTGGGATATCTCAACACAGACAACAGCGGAAGTTCGGATAGGCGTCAATAGCTACAACTCCTCTGATATCGGCACGCGGACGATTAGTTCGAATACCACAATAACCTACGCAGAATTTCGCAACTACACAGTCGCTTCAGCCTCAACCATTACGATAGAGCCGGACGCTCGAACGGTTGAGATAACCGGAACGACGACAATCAACACAATCAATGCGACATGGAAGGGGCATGTCGTGCGGTTTCTATTCAATAGCGTAGTAACGGTAACTGACAGCACCGGAAACATTGATCTCGGCGCCAACTTCGTGGCTGCTGGCAATAATGACATGTTGACACTGTACTGCGATGGTTCCAGATGGCGCGACGAAGGTCTTAACTAGTGACTTTGGGCCAAGCGCAACGTGAATTTTCACAAGACATCGCGCGCCTGATTCTATGGATATACGAACAGGGCTATGAAGTGTCTTTCGGCGACGCCTACCGCTCTCCCAAAGCCTTCGGCGGCATGGGCGAGAAAGGCCCGTATGGACGCGCTAGGAGCGCCCACAAGCAGCGTCTAGCGGTCGATCTGAACCTTTTCAGGGATGGCGTCTACCTATCCAAGACCGAGGATCACGCGCCAATAGGCGCGTACTGGTGCTCGATGCGTGATGACAACGTATGGGGCGGTGACTTTGACGACGGCAACCACTACTCCAAGCGCTACGGAGGCATAGCGTGAACAATACAGAAAAGTACGGAGGAGCGGGCGCTGCGGCAGGATTAGCGTACTTCACGATCATGTTCGTTACTCCTCGGCTTGACTGGCTGACAGAGGCCAATCAGGTGGAAGCAGTATCAATGCTGTTTCCGATATACGCCGCCTTGTTCTTTAACGTCAGAGCGGCATTCGTTTGGTGTATCGCGCAACTTGGGAGTCGAAATGCACCGACACCTGATGACGAGTAGCGCCAAACAAATATCTGCAGATGCCGCCGCGGTTGTGTCTGGGGGCGCCGCTACCTGGACTTGGATAGCGAACCTCAATGATATCTTGCAGTTGCTCGCAACGGTCATAGCCATCGTGTCCGGTATCTACGCCATTTGCTATCACCGCCGAAAGTACAGAGAGCTTGATGAGTCTTCTGAAGATTAGGGCGAAGCTCTACGCCCTCGGAGCGATAGTCCTGACCGTATTGGGCTTTCTCGCCCGCATTTTCTTTCTCAAACACCAGCGCAACCGGGCCAGGGACGCAGCGGAGCACTATAAGGCCGCTGCAAACAGAGCCAGGATTGTCGCGGAGAAACACAATGAGATTGAAGAACAAACCCGCGCCAGACGTGCCGACGCTCTCAAGGAGCTTGAAGATACTGGCGGCTCTGAGCTGTTTCGCGATCCTAACAAGCTGCGGGACGACACCAACAACTGATCCCTTACCGTGTCCGCTCTACCCGGAGCTGATAACGATAGATGAGGAGCTGTCTGCCGCCACGCCCAAGCACGTGCAGGCAATCGTCATTCAGAACTACATCCTCCTCGATGAGTACGCGCGAAAGCTCGAAGTGATGGCTGGTTGTAAGTGACGACCATTGCGTATCGCGACAACGTTCTGGCGTGCGATTCGCGAATGACCGGCGGCTTTATCAGTGTCTGCCAGACCAAGGTACTTCAGGGACCACGAGGGTTAGTTGGCTTCTCAGGGGACCCCATATCGGGCTACACGGGCGCCCTCTACCTCTGTGGTGACGCTCAGGACCGACCGATAACGGCAGGCGCCGACTGCTGGTATCTAGCTCTACGTCCTGATGGGGTTTATCTGATCGACAGCGAGTTCCGAGAGCTTCCTCTCAAGGGCAACAAGTACTACGCCATCGGCTCTGGCGAGCAGGCCGCAATGGTGGCCATGCACATGGGCGCAACGGCAGCAGAGGCCGTCAAGATGGCGATTCGGGTGGATGAGTACAGCGGCGGAACCGTCAAGGAGTTCACGCTATGAAGGTACTAAGAGCACTTGGCCGGATGTTCCTTACGGCCTTATTTGCGGTGGTTCTGATCTTGGTTCTCATCGTGTTCGGCAATCAGATGTATCTAGCGGGGTACTGGAACGCACTAAACGACGTGAAGGAATCGGAGACAGTATATGAAAGTCGTCTCTAGAAAAGAGGTTCGTGAGAACTTCGTATATGACGGCCGCCACTTACGCCACAAAAGAACTCGACAAGGTGTCTGGGAGCATCAAGTCGGGAAGATCGCTGGCCATGTGGATAAGCTCGGATATCGGATAGTCAAGTTTCGACAGCGCGCCTACAAAGAACATCGACTGATTTGGTTGCTCGTGTATGGTTATTGGCCGATAGAAATTGATCACATAAACAGAAATAAATCAGACAACCGGTTGGAGAACCTCAGGGAGGGCACCCACACTGACAACATGCGCAATCGTGATCCACGAGGTTGGAGTAGCTCTGGCCACGTCGGGGTTACGAAATCACGGAACAAATACAAAGCACGACTTGGGCAACGACACCTGGGACACTTCGACAAGATCGAAGACGCTATTGCTGCACGCAAGCAGGCTGAATCTCAGTATTGGGCATGACTCGGCACCTATTCGTCCCGGACACACAAGTCAGGGACGGCGTTCCCACAGATCATATCGAGGCGCTTGGGAACTACATAGAGCATAAGCGCTTCGAGAAAATCATCGTTGCCGGCGATTGGTGGGACATGCCAGCCACGAGCAACTACAACACGGCCAGGGAGAGAGAGGGCCTTCGCGTAGTTGACGACATAGACTCCGGTAATCGCGCCATGCATAAGCTCTGGCGGGCTGTGGAAAGGCGCAACCAGAAGGTCGCGGGCTGGAAGAAAAAGCAGTACCAGCCCGAGAAGCATTTCCTATTTGGAAACCACGAATGCCACCTGGAAAGGCTGTGGCAGAACGACCCTCGATTAGAGCGATTGATCGGCTATGACGCACTAGCCCTTGATCGCTACGGATTCATCACCCATCCATTCAAACAGATCCTTGAGCTAGATGGCCTTTCCTACTGCCACTATTTCTACAACCCAACCTCGGGTCGGCCTTACTCGGGGATGATCGAGACCAGGCTGAAGAACATCGGCTTCAGCTTCACCCAGGGACACGCTCAGGAATTCGCTTACGGAGAGCGCCAATTGCCGAATGGCAGAAAGCTGTTTGGACTGGTGGCTGGCGCCTTCTACATGCACGACGAGGACTACAAGGGCCCTCAGGGGAATAGTCATTGGCGGGGGGTCATCGTAAAGAACGAAGTTCGGGACGGACACTATGACCTTTGCAAAGTTTCTCTCGATTATCTGCTTCGCAAGTATTTGTAGCTGCACGCCCCTAACCGAAGCAGAGCGGTTCGAACGCCAGTACGCGCACGCCGAGAAGATGGAGAAGTGGTATCACTACGAGCAGCAGTGCAAGAACACCGTGGGCTACGTGTGGTACTGCAACGCCGATGAGCAAATGGTCAGGCGGGCTCCGTGGGCGCATTGTGGATGCGCGAGATACGAGAGCCTGTGGCGATGAAAGAGCCCTACGAGCGAGAGTACGAGGAGCCCAGGTTCAAGCTCGTCTCAGCCCATGATTCCCAGATCGGTGGCAGTCACTACACCGAATGCGGCATACAGCCCGCCGACTACGCCATGGCCAATGGCTTCAACTACTACGAGTCCTTTGCCCTGAAGTACCTGACCCGACACCGCCGAAAGAACGGGGCCGAGGACATCCGCAAGTCCATTCACTGCCTACAGTTGCTTCTGGAGGCCGAGTATGAACGTCCAGACGGCGCAGGACGAAATTGATCGCCTGAATACGGAGATTCAGTCCTATGTGGATGACCTCGCAGAAGCCAAGGTTCTGCTGGTCGAGAAAGACGAGATCATTGCGAAGCTCAAGGGGCAATTGGCACTGCTGATAGCCGACCGGGACTATCCACATGACCAAGGCTGAGAAAAGGGCGTACGAGGAGCAGCAGATCAAGCTGCTAATTCGTCAGCACCGCAACGCCGAGGCTATTGCGGCGTTCGAGCGGTACGTCACGAAACACCTGCCTGCCCGCAAGAAAAAAGCGTCTACACAGCCAAAAAAGAAGCCTGAAAAATAGCGGTCCTATATATATAAGGTGTAGACGATTTTGGGGCTAAGTCCGTGATTCTGCTAGAAAGCACAAATAACTCTTAATCCGCAGGTTCGGGGTTCGATTCCCCGGGGGCCCACCAATACCAACGCTTTCAGCTCGTTTCCCGTGAAACAGTGTCTACGCTATGAGCTTGTGTCAACACTTCCGATGAACTTGTCTAGGAAATAGTCACGCATTCCAGAGATTTCAGCCAGGAAAATGCGCGGATCTCGATCACCCTTCTTGTCATTGCAACATACACACGCCGTCACAAGGTTGCCTAGTGCTGTCGCTCCTCCGCTTGTGTGAGGAATGAAGTGATCCATTACTAGATCCTGAGTAGTACCGCAATACACGCATTTATGCCCGTCTCGATCCATTACAGAGCGTCTAATCGTGTCATTTACCGACCGAATCATACCGAGCCGGTCGATGCGATCCCGCCTTTCCATACTGTTTAGTTCTAGGGCTCTCTGAATTGCGGCATCCTTGTCATTGGCAACTTTGGTCCATAGGCGCTTGCCCTTTCTCAGGACCACATAGTAGTAAGAGCCATGCTTCAAATGCAGTCTTGGGGGAAGATCTCGCATATTCATTTCCTCTACACAACGGGCTTGATGCGCGTCATGCGCTTGTAGAGCTGCAGCATCCCCATCCCTTCCTCAGAGTCGCTTTCAGCCTTTGCCCTGAGGTCATGCCACGTCCACGTAGGACCGTCTACACGGGCCCTGATGCGCCGTAGGGCGCTGTGCATGCCCCATTCGGTCCATTTCATCCCGCGGCTGTTCGTGAAGATATAGGCGCTCTCACAGCGGCTCGTGGCGCGTGTCACGAAGAACTGCAGGGCGTGGCTCCATTCGATGATCTTGATATTACCGGTCTTGCTCTCCTCCCATCGAATACCCTTGGGTGTGATCTGGGTTCGGAGTAGCCGACGCGCCTCTCCGGGACGCAGCCCCATCAGGTAGATGCCTGCCATCAGGTCTTGAACGTAGTCCTCGGCGGCCTCGAAGCCCTTGAGAAACTCATCATCCCGAACGTAGCGATTTTTGGGCTTTTCCTTGTTTCGCTGCACGCCCAGACAGGGGTTGTACTTCGCAAGTCTGCGGCGGATTGCGTAGTTGAAGATGGATGACAGACAGGCGACTTCCCGGTTGGCAACAATGGGCGCGCCATCGGCTTTTCGACGCTCGAGATACTCGTAGATATCGGCTGAGTCGATATCGCTCGGCATGCTCTCACCGAAGACGCCGCGCAGGTTCCGCTTGATGTAGGCTCGATAGTCGCGCTTGGTCCTCTCCGAGAGGTCTTCCATGCCGTTGGCAATGTAACGGTCCATGATGGCTGAGATAGTGCCGGTGTTGGCACGTAGCAGCTTGGCGTAAGCGGCGTAGAGTGCCGCATCACCCTCAGAAACGCGTGTCAGCGCGACCCATCTGCGCTTTCCCTCGTACTGCCCAACGAAGTAGTAGCGCCCATGCTTGATGTGAACGTTATCGGGCAAGTGCTTCAAAATTCGGGCCTTTTTTCTTTCTAGCCCGACCTACTTGAGCGGCAGTCCAGGCTTCCTCTGTCGAGAATAGCCTACCATTCGCTTCTTTGAAGGGGAGTCCGGCCCTTTTCAGGGCGCGCTTCATCGCGGCCGTTTGTTTCAGGCCCGTGACCTCTTGGATCATTTCGTGGTCAATCAGCATGGTGCCTTGTCTGGTCAGGAACCGTCCTTCTCCGACAGTTTTTCTTTTAGTCGCCATATCCTGAGCGCCCCGAGTCTTGCGACCTTGTAGCGCTCGAAGTCACTGAGTTTTGTCGCTTCTTTGTTGGCCCTCGGCTTGCGAATGGTATGGCACAACCTAGGCCAAATGTACGTGCGCCCGTTGTACTTATCGACTGCGGGCTCGGCGCTATCGACGATGATGATTCCGGCGCGTTCCGGTACCAGGTCTGTGAAATCCCGTAGATAGTCGGGCAAGGCAAAGTACAGGAACTTAATCTTCCTGTTGTTGTGGCCGTGCCATTTCTTGGCGTCATTCTTCAGGTCGGCCTTCGTGACTTTGATTTCGACTTCCCAGGCCCAGCCTGCTGGCGTCAGCACGAACAAGTCACACTCGTGGACAGCCATCCCCCAAGTTACGTTACGTTCGGCACGATCAGATTTCGGCGATAGCCAAGGAAGTTCGCTAAAGCGACCTCCATGTCTGGGGTCTTAAGTTTGGGCATCGTCCTCATCCGACTGATGGCGTGCGTGGTGACTCGTAGCCTCGTCACGAAATTCGCCCGAATCGGCCTCATCGGCACGCACATTGTTCTTTGTCGACCGTGCCAATTCTACGTCTGACACATTTGGCGGAATTTCCGATTCGATGATTGCAATTGTGTCCATGAGTTTGTCGGCGCTGAAAGGGTGGAACTGAGCACAATCGGCAGCATCTTGAATGCGCTGAAATCGCTTGTGTAATTGTTCAATCTCGTCAGCGTATCTACGCAAGCGGACTGCGGCGATAGTGAACAGTGGATCGTCGCTTATGACTTCTCCCAACTTCTCGATGAGCTGCGGTGTGTCGTGTTCGTGGCCGTCGTAGCTCATGAGTCCTGACTACCTGAGTCCCTATTTCGATTGAATATCGAATCCTCGACAACCCAGCAAAACTCGCACTGCTCCTCAACGACCTCGTCCTCGCTGATCTGCCGAGGATACCCGCCACTGTCATTACAGTTCGGGCATTTCAGTCCTGCTGAAGCGGCGACCCAGCTTTGTAATTCAGAGTATTCAGTAGACACGCGGTCGAACTCACGTTCAAACCCCAACGCAATACCGAGCAGAATCTCGCCATCACGGATCGCGTCATCGTCGTCCATGTAATCTTCGGTGTTGGCGATCTTGTCGAGCTGTTTGCGTGCGACCTCAATGTCAAAACCTGTTTCACCCATCGTCAGAGCCTCCTTTCTACAGTTCCCGTTCGCCAACAACTTTGGCATAGCCTTGTCGTTCCATAGCGAACCGCAAAAAGCCTATGTCGCCACTCATTGCGCGGACACTGTAATAACCGTTTTCGTCAGCGGTGTAGCTACCATCCGGATTCTGGCCGACCACGCCGCCCAGCTGCTGTAGTGTTTGATCGAGTGCGGCTGGATTCTTAGTTTCAACTAAAAGCTCTTTCATTTACGGTTCTCCTTCATCAGTGGCGGCGAAGCAGGCAACCGGCCCTCAGTAGTGAGCACAGACCGACGTTCAAGCTGGCATGTCCCGGTGATAGCGCCCGCCAGCAACACCACAGGCCCTTTCCGGTTTCGTAGCCGAAGCCTTCCTACTCCCGGCTTGCAGTTCAATCGCTCACTTGCTCCTGCGGCCCTCACCATGACCTCACGTTTCCCGGCCTGCTTCGCCATCGTCCCCTGTAGAAAGTCGCAGAATCAAGCTTGAGTCTGAATCAGCGTCCCACATGCCGCTGTGCAGCCGATGGTAGGCTGACTGCCTCACCCAACCTCCGCGGCAGTCGTAGAAGCTTCCATTGAACACTTCAACGGTGTCCAGTTTGTCACCGAAACCCTTCACGATGTCACGTTCGTACTTCGTCTCTGGAGTCAGTACGAGTTGGGTTACGCCGTCTTCGATGTAGATTGCTGTTTTCATGTGTGCGTGCGCTAGTCGCTATCCAGAGGTTTCTGCAGCCAGGAGTACCCACAACGCTGGCACTGGCGCCGCATGTGTTCTTCTCCCATGGATTCCTCGTGCTTGGTGGTGACGTGCTGTCCACCGCACTTTGGACACCTAGCCGTTTCTCGGTATTTCTCCATGTCAGGCTATCTCCTTGGGGCGATCCTTGATGATCGACATGCCAGCCCAAGGTGGGCTGTGCTTTCGCCAGCAGCCCATGCAGAGGCTGCCCATCACACCGCAGTCGAACTTCTCCCGCCAAAAATGCCAGCAGAAACGTTTCCGGTGATAGGTTTCCTTGTACCAGCTCACGTTAGTCGCTCTCCAATTCGTCAGGATCGAGCCCGGCTTGTCTCGCGATCTCGCGTGCGCGAGTGTGAATCCGCCGAATGTCTCGGCGAGCCTTCCACCGCACAACGGCATCTTCGAGCATCACCCAGACAACGACGATCATGGCCGCAGATCCTAGGTAAAAGACGGTCTTGTCCATCTACTCCTCCAATTCGTCCAGCCACTCTCTCAGTTGCGATACACCGCCCGTAGGCAGCCTGGACCGGAGCGCATCAAACGAGACAGGCGCCCCTCCTTCTGCGTCGAATAGGCCGGTCTCGGGGTCGTAGCGCAGCTCCTTGGCTGTGTTTGGGTGTACGGCGATTTCACTCGGGACTTTGTGTTTCATGGCGTTACCTCCTGAGCGGTATGGTAACTGTCCGGAGTTTGGTGACTGTCCAGGACCTCAAGAGCCACCCTGGCAAAGTCGCCAACATGATATTCGTCCTTGACGTTGTTGCCGGCGCCCTCGAATGCATCAATCACTATCTGCCAGTCCCAGTACGTCTTGCGCATCCACTCCAGCACAGCATAGTCGTCGTTGGCGTCGGTGAAGGGGTCGGGGAGCGGCATGTGCGGTATTTCCGCCCATCCGCCAGGGTCGTTGGGATTGTAAAGAGCGCCGTCCCGTACTACCCATTCCATCGCCTCGGCCAGCCGGATCCTGTTTTGCTTCTGACTCATACGTCTAGCTCAGCTCCGCACTTAGGGCAGAACGCGAATATCACGTGCTCCCAATCGATGCCGTCGAATTCCTCGGTTTCGTAAACCAGTTGGATACCCTCATCGTCGTAGTCGATGAGTCCGAGGATGTGATCGCACGGTTGCTGACTCATTCGAGCAGTTCCTGTTGTGGCGCCTTCGACATGATCCGGCGCATCTTCTCGCTTGCGTCGTAGTTCAGGTGACACCACTGGCACATAGCGGCCAGACGGTCATCGGCAACGTCGTGGTTCTCCTCGTCGTGGTCCAGGTGTGCAATCGTCAGCACGACCTTGACGGGTTTCGTCTCATTTGGCAGCGCGTACAGGCTCATACGGGCTATGTCGCTGGCATCCGATAGCCAGAACCGCCGAACTTTGTACCGCGTTCCCTCGCGAACCCAGAGCGCCAGAGACATGACTTCTGAGCCGTTCCCGAGCCCGCATTGCTTGCAGGAATTGCCGTCACGCTCGAGAATTCGAGGAACAATCTCGTTCTTCCAGTTCGGCGGGTATTTGCTGTAGTCGATTGGCACCGGGACCTCTCAATACCGTCGCCGTCTCTGTCTGCGCAGCTCGTCGTCTGCACAATCTTGTGAGTCTCGACCATTCCAGTAACAATCATCTATGCAGTCGTCGCTGATGGCGTCTGGATTTCCTCCGCGCATATAGACTTCGCATACGACATCGGCGTGATACTTGCGCTGTGCTTCGCGCTGAAGTTGGTACTTGTCACTCATTGGTAATTCTCCTCAACAGTCCTGAATCATCTGATCGAAGATGCAATCTTCGCAGTTGTAGTCGCCGTCTTCGTCGACGCAAACGGCGTCGTCATCGCAATTCCAGCACTTTGCGACCCCGGTCTCCTGACAGTCCGAACAACCTTCACCAAAACAATATCCGCAGATCATGATCGAACCTTAATAGGCTGTGTCTGACCACTGAATCAAAAGCCCGTTGAACGGCCAAAGCACGTCTTTGTGCAGAGCGATATGCGTGTACGAATCGCGGAACCACTTGCACAAAGTCGCCATGTCATCGAAGCCATCGTTAAATGCGAACAGCTCGAAATCCGCGGCGGCCAGGCGCTTTCCGTCAATCTCGATCGTCGGTAATCCAGACGACTCTGGTATCCACATCTGGATGTCACGGACTCGCGTACACACATCCTCCCCAAGCTTTCGGCAGCGATTCGTGCGCTGTCCAGTGTACTGATAGAGTGTCTGCCCCGGCTTCGGGTTGCGACCGTCTTTCCGATACTGCCGAATGGTATGGATCTTCGAGCCATTCTCGTATTTCGCCGCAATCTCCGGTTTGTAGTTAAGCGCTGGCATTTCTGTGCTGGACCTAACTGATCTCCGACAAACCGATGAGTAGGTTCATAATCCCGCAGCAAATGTACAGGGCACTCAGCATAGACTCTCCTGCTAGTGCCTGAATTGTTGCTCCAATAAACCAAATCACGCCCGACGAAATCCACAATGCTGCCGCAATACTCATCGTCTTAGCTGGTCTCTTCTTTGCAACTATTCGGGCTGATTTTGTATTCGATTCCGCAGACAACGCATCGCACAGTATCGAACCAATGTCCCTCATAGATTGTTTCAAATTTCTGATGACACCATTTGCTCGTATCGGCGTCGTCTGGCATAGGGTTTTCTGGTGTACAAAGCTCCATGACTTACTTGAGCAGCGTCAGTGCGATAGAGAATCGAACATCGCGCCAGTCGCCGCCGTCTTCATCCTGCACACTGACAATGACCTCTGCTGGGTCGAGTGTTGACGGCCAGAAGACGCGATAGTCCCACGGTAGGCGCCCATCGAATGCGGGCTCAATCATGCGCTTAATTGCCGTTTGTTCTGCTCGTGCTGTCATTAATCTATCCCCGGCCATGAAATCCAAATGTGCTTATGCCGGCAGTCGCACTTGTAGCCGCGCCCGCCTTGGCTATCCATGTCGAAAGGGCGCCAGATGTTGTTGCAGTCCGGGCACCAACCGTTATTCCAGAGTTTTTTCTCTGATCGGTAACCCCAGACGCAGCTCGCAATCATCAGCGCAAGTACGGTAAAGCCAATGTAGTCAGCCAGTGTCATCGCCTGTATGGGTCACTGTTTGTTCAGCCAATGCCACGCATGTCCATCGAAATCCGGAGCGCGCCATCTTTGCGAATGACACATTGCTCGAACTTCTGCGCGACACTCCTCCAGCGCCCTGCGATATCCGCGCTGGTACCAAACCTCGTGACCGTGTTTGGCGTGCTTTTGATCGACTAAGGATTGGCGAATACGCGCCTTCCAGAGGTCCTTTGCCTTGATAAGATCGCGTCGCACGGCCAGCCATTTGAATACGCCTCGTCTGAGAAGGCTCTCGTAAACAACATCTTCGGGGGCGTAATCTGCTAGATCACGAACTACATAGGTGACCTTGTTTTGTCGCTCCAGCCAGATATTTTTTGGGTTTAGATTCATTGCCTTCTGTGATTATTTCCCGAACTGTTTTTCCAGCTCATCCATTGAGTGCCGGTAGCCGTGGCGTATTCCCCATGCAATTAGCCCGAGCACGAGCCCGACCAAAATCAGCGGAATGAAGAACACGTAAGCGGCTACGGACATGCCCGCGAACTGGAACAGCTCTTTCCACTGCGCCTTCATCAGTCCACGTGCTCCCCGCCGCGACCCTTTAGCGGATACTTCGGCTGCTTCTTGGGTGGGCGGCGAATCGCTAGGACGACTATCGTGACAGCGAATGCAGCAGCAACCACGACCGACCACTGCAAGAGCGCGTAGCCCACAACGAGGACGACGAACGGCAGCCAGAAATAGGGTGTTTTCAGAAACTTCATTTCGGCGCAAAGATCAGTAGCAGGACGACCAGCACGATGAATCCGCCCCAGGCGATCATGTCGTAGAGCCAGTCTCGGAATTCCGCATCGCTCATGTCGCCGCGAATCCACTTCGGCACTCTCATCGCGTCACCCATATGAGGAACAGCAGGATCAAGCCCAGATGCAGGACGCCGATCACGTAGCCGCTACGGGTTGCTCGCTCGATGTCGTCGCGGGTGTACACGGCCTACCACGGAATCTCGTCATTGAACGGCACGCCGTCGTCTGGCGTGCGCTGTTGCGGCTGCTGGTCTTTGCGCTCGAACTTGAGGCTTTGGTACTTGTTACCGTTCTTCTCGTTCGTCCAAGCCGCAATCCAGTACTCGACGCCATCAATGATCGCGCTGCCCTTGGCGTGAGGATGCGTTTCTTTCTCGCGCCGGTCGTTCTTGAACAGCGAGCCAGTGTTGGGTTTGTGTTGGAATGCCATTAGCCGTTCCTCGTCTTCTCGAAATCGTTACTGCCCCACTTGAGCTGCTTAGTCTCGCGTGGGTTAAACGCACCGCCCTTGGTCCAGGCACGGTTGAGCGCCAGTTTGTCCTCGTTGGGGATCTCGCTCATGGCCTCTTTGGCGGCGTCGAAGTTGTCTTCGGCTAGGAACCCCCGAACGGCCTGGATGCTGTCGTAATTCCCCTCGAAGGCGTCCATGAAGGCCCGGTTGGCCGCCCACATTTCGCGCTCTTTCTGCTGAATCAGCGCACCCGACAGTTCGTCGGCAGAGGCATATTCGGAGCCAGCAAGGCCGAAAGCAGCCAGTGCCCTACCGATTGCTGAGGTCTCGCAGTTCTCGACTGCGGACGTTTCGTTGATCTGCGTAGAGCCTCGGATCTCCTCGGCGTATCCCGTGGCTATGAGGCGCTCACCGTCCAAGATGCTGGCCTTCATGATGACCCGCTCCTGGTCCTGGAGTACGAGGTCGGTCTGGATGGTCCAGTCCGGATGCTGCTCGCGAAATCTGGCGACCCTTGCCGAAACCATCGTGTACTCACGGCCACGGATAGTGACAACGCCGTTATTTGCCATTGAGATACTCCTCCAGTTCTTTGCGGTACTCCTCGTGCTGCTTCCAGACCTCGGAATCCGGCCCCAGGAGATACCAGTACGGCTCGTCTTCGCGGTCGTCCTGTGGTGCGCGCTCCATTTCCTTGGGGTCGCGCTGCAGCTCCTCGATGTAGTCGCTGGAGTTCATTCGGCTTGCTTCATCAGATATCCACCCGGAGACATCACGCCGTACTGCTCGTCCGGCTCCTGCCAGTACTTCTCGATGAAATCGTTGATGTCGTCGCGTACCTCATCGTTGTCTCTGAGCGTCGCCCTCAGAGCCGATAACGCACCGGGAGCGCCACTGACGAAGAACGCCTTGATGGTCTCCATGAGGTCGTCATACGAGAGGTAGCTCTCGAGGAGTTCGAACATCTCCTCGGGCTCATGTGCCTGTAGATAGGCGCTGATGAGCTGCTCACGCTCCTCTGGTGTGAGGTCGT